CAGGAGGCCGCTAATGAGTTATGCATCCCTCTCAGAGTTCAAGGCAGCCGTGGGGATCACCGACTCGACCGATGACACCGCGCTCCAGAATGTGCTGGACGCGACCGACACGCTGATCGATCTCTACTGCGACCGAAAGACCGGCTTCGGCACAGCGTCAGAGACACGCTTCTACACGGCTGAGGACTATGAGTATGTGTTGACCGACGATCTCGTCAGCGTCACCACGCTTCAGACAGACGATGACGCGAACGGCACCTACGAGACTACCTGGACTTCTGGCACCGACTATGTGCTGGCTCCGCGCAATGCTGCGCTGGATGGATTCCCCTACACCGAGATTGATACGAGCGTCACATGGCCACGCAACTTCCCTAAGGATGTCTATCTTGGCGTGAAGGTGGTCGGCGTGTTCGGCTTCCCATCGGTACCGGCTGCGGTCAAGCAGGCAGAGATCATCCAGGCAGGCGCTGTGTGGAACAGCCGCACCGCGCCATTTGGCGTGATCGGATCTGCTGACCTTGGCGGCATCCTTCGGATGAGCCGCGCCCTGCACCCAGAGGCTGCGCTTATCCTTGAGCCGTACCGCAAGCGCAACGGCTTGGCGCGATGACCGACCTGACCATCCTTGATGCCATTGCTGCACGCCTGACGGCACTCACACCGCCGACTGGCTACTCACTTCGCAAGGCATACGCCACGCCTCCTGAATCGCTGCCGGTCGTACCGTGCGCGGTTCTGTTCCCAGGCAACGACCAGATCACGGTGGGCAACGGCAACCGCACCACGGTGCTGACCGTCAATGTCGTGGTCTACCTCCTGCCCATCCCACGGATGGATGACAAGTACCGCGACCTCTACACTTGGCGCGCGTGGCTTCGCACTGCATTCGATGGAGCGGTCACCATTAGTGGAAACGCGGTTCAGGTCGCAGTCACTGGTACTACACTCGGCACAGATACATACGCTGATCAGGACTACCTGACGGTGCAGGCACAAGCGGAAGTGACCGTCTATGACACGGTCGCCTTCACCGCGTAGAGCAAGGAGATCGAGAGATGGCAACAATCGGCGCAAAGGCTCTGACGCGAATGGCTATGGCATCGCAGTCAGGATTCGGTACGGCCGCATCAATGGGAACGGCAACTGGCGAGATCGTCTTCACGGAGACACTTGGCGCGCTCGACCTGGGCGTGACCGTTGACCTGGGCGAGACCACCTCAGTTGGTAAGCGCACCGCCATTCAGGCTGGGCGACCAACGATTACCGGCAAGGCCCCAGTCCTCACGATTCAGGAAGGTCCTGCATCACTCCGCACCCTTCCGCTGATTCTTGATGCAATCGGCGCGAGCACTTCAGGCACGGCTTCGCCGTATACCTGGACTTGGTCGCCAACGCAGGGCGATGTTGACACGCTCGTCTTCTATTCGTTCCTTGTGACCGACGGCGTACAGAAGTATCTCGTCAAGGATGCAGCCCCAACCGAGATCACCTTCTCGGCAGATGCCACATCCCTGCTACAGGTTGGCGCAACCTTCGCGGCGACCACCGTTGAGTCATCGGCTCTGGCCTTCGCTACGGCGCTTCCAGCGCAGCCAATGATGGCTGGTCGCTTGATGAAGTTGAGCACCGATACCAACTTCCCAGACAAGAGCGGCACAGGCGCGACTGACTTCTCCAGCGTGATGAACTTCAACCTCTCGGTGCAGACTGGCGTTGGAATGGTGACGGCGCTTGATGGCAGCCTCACGGCAGCCACAGCGGCTCTGACCGGCGTGCTCGATGCGACGCTGACCTTCACGGTCATTAGCAACAGCGCAGCGACCACCTCATTCCCAATCACCGACATTGCGACGCAGAAGTACCTGCGCCTCTACGGCACGACTTCTGATAACTACGGTGTGTGGATTCTCGGCTCGTGGGAGATCGAGAATGTTGTGCCGCTTCAGGCGGACACCGACGGCGTGGTGATGAACGAAGTCACCTGCCGACTGGCGTATGACACGACCTCAGGCAAGTCGCTTGAAGTCATCATCGACTCGCCGCTGGCAACAGCGCCGTAAAGAACAGCGCCTAGTGCGCTAGTAGGAGGGTCAATATGGACACGATCAAGATTGCGCTAGAGGGTGAGTTCGCAGGCTGGACGGCCGAGTTGCGTAAGCAGGTCTCGGCTCGAATCCTTCTGGACTTGGAGTCAGGCGATTCGATTAGGGCGCTTCAAGCGTTTAGCAAACTTATCGTCAAGCACAACTTCAAGGATCTAGATGGGAACCCTTGTGACGATGTGTTGGACGCACCAGTAGATGCGCTAACGCAGACGCTCGAGGCGTGGGGCAAAGGGAATCAGCCGGACCCCAAGTAAGGCTCGCCGCCAAGCGGATGGCGATTGGACAATCTATCGCGCCTCCGCCAGAAATCATCTTCCACATCTTGGGCGAGAAGTTTGGGATGTGGCCAGATGAGGTAGCGAGCCTACCGCTCGACCAAGTGCTGCTCGCCTGGACAATCCACGCGGAGATGCAGCCGAAAGGGAAGTGATGCCAGCCGCTCTAGAAATCAAGATGCAAGGGCAGATTCGAGCAGAGGCGAAAGCGCTGCAAGATGTCTTCCTAAAGACACTTGGCTGGAAGGGCATTCGCAAACTAGAGCAGTTTGCCGTCGTCAATGCTGCTCGTGCCTATGCGCCATATGTCCGCGCCGCTGCGCCGAAAGATGTTGGCGGACTTGCCAAGAGCGTGCGCGGTCGCCGCTCTCGCTATCAGCGGCCTGGGGCTATCGTCGGACCTACACAGGGGAAGAAGCAAGCCTGGTATGCGCGCTTCGTAATCTACGGCTCAAAGCCACACACGATTCCAAAGACCAATGTGGTCGGTCAGGCGATCAATCGTCGTCTTGATGCAGCCGGTGCTGGATACTCGGTGTTCGACCAGGGGAAGATTCAGCACCCAGGAGCGCGAGGCAATAACTTCGTCTTCCCTGCCGTAGAAGCAAATTATCAAAAGGGCGCGGACGCCTTTGGCGCGACTGTGGTGCTGCTACTCAACGATGAGGCTAAGCGCGCTAAGGTACTAGGGCTGGAGATTGAGTACGCGAATGGTACGGCCGCGAAGTGGCAATCACACCCAGCGCTCAGGCATTGGAACAAGCCTGACTATGTCGGACCACTCACACCGCTGCAAGGCTTTGCGCGCAGTAAGCGAGAGGCAAGCGACAAGGTGAAGGCAATTGCTGCAAGCGCTCGCGTGCAGCAACTCCGCCAAGACGCAAGGGTCTTTGGCATCAGACCCAATATGTCCAACCTAAGATCAGGATAGGAGTAGAGCGTGGCATCAACCGGCGGTATTGTCTTCGCGCTGACGGCAAGGGACCTTGCCTCTAAGGCGATTGGCAAAGTCAATAACAGCCTTGGCAAACTAGGAACGGCTGGCAAACTTGCTGCCGTCGGTATCGGCTTCGCCTCTGCTGCAACAGCAGCGCTCGGAAAGATTGCACTCGACGCCGTTCAGGCTGCTGCTCAGGATGAGCGCTCAACGATTCTTCTCAACGCTGCGCTCAAGCAGCGTGGCTTCAATGTTCTTGAACTGACTGGCCGCATTGATGAGCAGATCAACGCGATGGCTCGCCTTGGCATTGAGGATGACCAGGTTCGCGCTGGGCTAGAAATCGGCTCACGATTCTTCAAGGACCAAGAACTGCTCCTTAGGGCAAATGCCGTCGCAGCACAAATCTCCGCCGCCACTGGCAAGGACTTGTCCGAGGTAATGATGACGCTTGGCAAGGCATCTCAGGGCCAAGGCAAGGGACTGAAAGAACTCGGCATCGCCACAGAGAAGACGGTCAAGAAGACCGTCTATAAGACCAAGACAGACGAACTCGGTCATAGGATTACTGTTAGGACTACCAAGGCAATCAAGCAGCAGGTGTCGATTCAGGACATCCTCACGGCTGCGACCGCCAAATACGGCGGCATCGCAGACGAACTTGCAAACTCAACCAGTGGACGATTCGCTGCGGCGCAGATTCAGTTTGCCGAAGCGATGGAGAAACTTGGCTACGACCTACTTCCTGCAGTCAATGAGTTCCTTACCTTCATTGTCAAGGATGCCCTTCCAGTATTCCGCGACATCATCAGCGCGATTGGTCCAGTCATCACCGACCTGATTGACAATGCCGTTCGACCGTTAGCAGCATCGTTCAACGAACTGTTCTCAGTCTTTGGCGCAGATAGTAAGACCGCTGTTCAGGGTCTGGTAATCGCCTTGACTCCATTGAAGTTGCTGCTACAGGCAATGAAGATTGCCATTGATGCCATTGTCGTTGGACTCAAGACGCTCTTCGCAGCACAGGGAACGCTCGGAAGGGCTGGTACAACCTCTGCCGGATACTCGCCGTATCTTGCCAACGCGGTGGCTGCTGGAACATTCAGTGGTGCTCCAAGTTCAATGATGACTACCAACAACATCTTCATCGGCACAGGCAAGGTGGACACCGTCGTGACTGACTCCATCAACCGAACAGGCACCTTCAAGCGCGGCCGCTAAATGGCTAACCCATTCAGCCTCATCGTCGCAGGCGTTGACAGCGGCGCGAACCTTCTTGACCTTCCAGCGCCGAGCGCGCTGACCACGCCTTATGTGGACCTTGGCAGCCTGTCGCTGACGCTCTCAGGCGACGGCAACGGTGGCTCAATGACCTTCGATGTGATTGAGCCAAAGACCCCAGTCGCAGGACCGTGGTGGCGCTCTGGCGCAGTCCACGACAATGCGCGCGTCCAGTTCTTTGATAGCCGCTATAGCGTCTCGTCACCAATCTTCCTTGGCTATATCACCAGCATTGATGCGCGGATGCTGGAGAACGGCCTTGGCTCGCGCGCAACCGTTAGCGTTGAGGATGCAGACGGCTGGCTGGGTAAGACCATCATTCGCAATGGCAAGACAGGCATCCGCGCTACCTCATTCGTGGACTCGTTCACGCTGGGATCTGGAGAGGCAGGAGGTACTTCGTCGTCTACTGACCGCGACATCATCAACGGATTGCTGGCTCGCGTGAATACGCAGGTAAACGACGCGACTACTCGCGAGATCCTGAACACCGCAGTGATCAGCGGCTCTACTCGCGCGATCTATTCAGGAACTGCTCAAAAGATTGGCAAGCAATCCTTCAAGGCAACCACGCTCCAGAGCGCGCTCGATCAGGTGGCAGAAGCAGCAGGCGGCATCGCTGACATTCAGTACCGCTACTGGGTTGATACCGATGGGCGACTGAACTACGGACCAAAGGAGGTTGCTCCGACCTATGCCACGGCACCGGCAGAGATCGTCACCGATCCTGCGAGCGTCCAGACTGGCAGCGCCTCCACCGTGACGCGCCTGCTGGCACGCGACCTCTCGGTCAATCTCGATCACTCGGACATCGTCAAGGGAATCTTTGTGCAGGCTGACTCAGCCTATGCGCGCTACGACAGCAACCAGACCTTCCCAACGGCTCCGACCAATGACCCATACTTCCGAACCTACACAGGAACCTTCAGCCGCAACGGCGCTGGGCTTGCAAGCCGTAGCGGTCCTCTGCCACATGAGGTGTTCAGCGCGCCGAAGATCGTCGCCAAGGCGGATCGCGGCGCGACCATCGGATCGCTCGCTCGTGCAACTATGGTGACGCGCGGCAAGCCAGTTCGCACCGTGTCCTTCACGGTTGCCGGTGCGAACCTCAGCCAGACCTCTGCGCCAGATTGGGAGTACGGCTACAGCCAGGGCTACGCGCTGACCGCCGCTGCGACTTACACACTCGTCAAGGCGTGGCTACCAGGGCAATATGTGAAGTTGACCGCGCCAGCGCTCGACCTCTCGTCCGCTATCCTGTACATCCCCACCGTGACGATGCGCTTCGCTGAGGGTGGCGGAACCTACCAAGTCCAGTATGAGATCCAGGCGGACTTCCGCCGTCAGTATCTGAAGGGGCTGCGCGGCCTCATTGCAGGAGAGTAGAGATGGGTAAGTACGGCACAAACCTAGAAGGCTTCGGAGCGTTTGAGGGCGGCGTAAACGCCGACAAGGGCGCACCGCTCGTCAGCACATCGAGCGACGGCGAGACGGCGCTGCTCTTTGGTCCTGCCGCGCTCCGAGAGATTCAGGCTGGATGCGCAAACGGCGACTTTGCCATTCCGCCAGATGCTGCTGGAGACACGATTACAGACGAGAACCCACTGCCGTACTGGACTTGGACACCAGCGACTGGCATTACTGCGGCAATCGTCACGGACTCTGGATCTGGGTCGGCAAATGTTCTGAGGGTTACCAGCGCTATTGGAACATATGCATCAGACACCTTCGGTGTTTTGAGCAGGGTCATCCCTATCGCAACATCTAGGGCGCGTGACAGTGTCTATGTTCCGCTTGTAAGTCTGAAGTCGGTAACCCTCAACCAACCATATTTCAAATGTACTTATCAATACTTGACTCAGGCTGGAACTAACACCGGAACCGCAATGGAACGAGCAGTCAATGGCGTTAGCGCGACTATTACAACTTCCGCGCCAGACTCATTGGCAAACGCCACCGCACCAGCAGACGCTGCCTATCTAAAAATCTCAATCAGCATTGGTGAGACACCAGCCACGGTGACCTCACCTAAATCAGCCGACCTCTGCGAAGTGAGAGTTGTAAGCGGAAATCCGTTTATCTACCTTCCAAATAAAGTCACTCCATCTGTTGCGCCTGCTGTCTTGGAGTACACAGCAGAAGGATTGCAAAGTTCTATTCCGTTCTATACCACCGCTGCAGGCTCTGAGTTTGCTGACTTGGAACTGACTGGAAACCTGCTTGTGGGAGGCCTTACTCAGAGCCAAGGAGGTTTGTCAGTCGTTGGCGAAATCACCGCCACTGGCGACATCACCGCCGGTGGCGCAAACTCCAACTTGCTGGCGCGCATCACTGCAACGGCAGCGCAATCGCTCACCAACAACACGCTGACCAAGATCACCTTCAACACTGCCAGCGCTACGCCCACGACTGACTCCTACGACCCACAGACTTGGTTTGATAACGCCAACGACAGGATCGTGATCGGTCAGGATGGCTTCTACAACATCACCGCAAATGTCGGCTTTGCCACCAACACAACAGGTCGGCGACTCGTCCAGATCTTTGTGAACGGATCAGACCGTGGCAGCGTCAATGTGACTGCGGCGACGGCTGGAACAACGCTGCTCACTGTCTCAACGAATGTCTACCTAGTAGCAACAGACTATGTCGAAGTTCACGCCTTGCAGCAGTCAGGCGGAGCGCTGAACACAGTGTCCGTCACTGGTGTGTATCCAGTCCTAAGCGTCGGAAGGATTGGCGCGTGATGGACGCTGAACTACAGGCACTAGAGAATGCGCTTGCGGCCTGTGCCGCCCACGGCTGGCAGGTCACCCTGCTCGATCAGATTGACGGCGTGTGGACTGCCCAGGCTTCAGACAATATCTTCGGCGAGCCGCTCGCCACCGGCACAGGCGCGACGCGCACGGCCGCGCTGCTCGCGCTGACCGCTGAAGTGGAGGCACGATGACCCCACGCCAGATTGACTCGCTGATCGAGCGACTGGACGCACACTCTGCCAAGTTGGATCAGGTGCGCTCAGATGTGGACAAACTCAAAGGAGGACTAGTGGCTATCGGTGCGCTGTTGTTCAGCGTACTTGTGCCGCTACTCGCATCGCTGCTCGCTAAGTGAAGCGCGCTGCGTTCCCACTGCTAGGGATCGTCTTCAGCACGCTCATCTTCCTGCCCATCGTGCGCGCTGAGGACCTGCCGCAGCAGGGCGTGACGATGACCGTCTACCCAGAGATGTCGTGGCCGTTCGAGCCGTGGGTCACGCCACCGACAAGCGAGCCGTGCTACTCCGCCGTCGTGCCAAACATCGACTACGACTGGGGCGGCGCTCCACCGGCAGAGGGCTGCCCAGGCGACTTCTTCGTGATCAACTTCACAGGCTGGCTGACCGTGCCAGAGAGCGGCCAGTGGGAGTTCCTCAACTGGAGCGACGATGGCTGGAGGATGACGCTAGACGGCGTGCTTACGATTGATGACTGGAACTTCCACGGCTGCGGTGGTCACTGGTCTGGACCGAATGAGGGCTACTCCAACTTGATCGCAGGTCAGTCCTACGCACTCGACATCTGGATGTTTGAGTGGGGTGGTGGCGCGTGCGCGCGTCTCTGGTTTGGCGCACCGACACTCGGCTACGGCACCGTGCCAACTGAGTGGCTGACTACAAGCGCGCTCTCAATGCCAGAGCCAAGCGCAGAGCCGTCACCAGAGCCAAGCCCAGAGGCATCTGTTGAGCCAACGCCAGAACCAAGTCCATCAGAAACTCCATCGCCGGAGCCTACCCCAAGCCCTACAGAAAGTGAGTCGCCAAGTGTTGAACCAACCCCAGAACCGACACCGACTGCCACACCCCAGCCGTCGCCCACGGCCGAGCCGTCGCCAGTTCCTACTCCGACAGTCGCCCCTACTCCTACTCCCACTGCTGTGGATTCTCCTGAACCATCAGTAGAGCCAACGCCAACACCAGAGCCGAGCGTGGAGCCAACACCTGAACCGACACCGTCACCAGATAACATTGCAGAGCAAACAGTTGCGGCAGTTGGTGAGGCTGTCGCTGCTGTCGCTGAGACCGTCACGCAGGCGATTGAAGCGATTACCAACCTAGGCAAGGATCTCTCACCTGCCGAGAAACAGAAGGCTGCGCCGGTGGCGGTCGCTATCGTGATCAGCCAGGTGGCAAGTGCTGCTGTGGCTGCTGCATCTAGCGCTGCGGCTGCGGCGAGAAAGGTGACCAAGTGATCAAGCGCATCATCGTTGATCTCGTCGGTGGAGCCTGGACGATTCTAGGCTTGCTCTTCGCTGTGGTCGTTCTGCCAGAGGGCGACACGCAGTCCACGATGGCCGCACTCTTCGGCGGTCTCACATTGATCTGGCTGCTGACTGGACCACTACGGTGGATGGAGGGTTGATGGCACACACAGACCACATCGAGCAGGTACACCTACAGGGTTGGACGCGCGTTGACACCGCGCCTATGGAGTGGGTCGCAGTCGTACCGAACGACAATCACACCGCGTTCGGCGGAACGCTCTGGCGCATTGAGAACGACGGCAAAGAGTACGCAGTCGGCGTAACGGCTGGGCACCCAGTCAGCGCCGCCCTTGACTACGACGCAGCCGGTCGCGCACTCGCCCTGCTCATCAAGCAGGAGAACCCAGCGTGAAGTACAAGGTCAAGAGCCAACTCTACGCCGACGCTGAAGCGCAGCAGAAGGGCGCAAAGCAGATCCTAGATGACTGCACCTGGTCATCCTGCGCGGCCGCCGTCTCGTGGGCTTCTGGCTACACCGTTGACTACACCGCTGCTCAGGGAGTCGCCGCATTCGAGAAGGCGACAGGGCGTAAGGACAAGCAGGGGATCAGCGACGCAGGCGGCTCACTGAAGGAAGCCGCGCAGACCATCGCCGTACTCGGTGGCAAGGCTCGCTATGCAAAGTCGTGGGAAGACGCAGTCGCCGCAGCCAAGGCTGGCGCGGCGTTGATGGTCTGGGTGCAGCAGCCTGTCGGCTACCCAGCAGGCGTACCAATCAGCAAGTGGCACGACGGTTGGAAGCGCTACTGGACCAAGACCGACCCTAAGAAGATCACCGACGGCTACGGCCATATGACGAGCGCAGGCTATGACGAGGTTGACGGCTGGCAGTGGACCTGTCCGACACGCGACGAGAAAGCCGCCGCTGAGAAGTACGGCGTGCCGGTGACAGAGGCGCAGTTGCGCCAGATCGCCAACAGCAAGGTGAAGGCCAAGAAGGTTCCAGTCGACTACAAGTGCCTGCTCATCGTCACGCACCCAGGCAAGAAGGCAGCCGCGCCTGCGCCAGCAGCCGTGCCAGTTGCCAGTACGCCAGTCGTGCCTATCGCACCTACGCCAGCCCCTGCTCCTAAAATCGCCGTAGAGGCACCTAGGAGCCACGCAGAGCCACGAAAGGTGGCAGAGGGTACTAAGACACCTGACGCTGTACAGGCGCAGTTGGATCAGATCGGCAAGGCTGACTGGGGCGCGCTCGCCGCAGACGGTCTCGCCGTCATCAATGCAGCAGCCGCTGCGACTAGAAAGGAAAAGGGCATGAACCGAATCTGGGCAGGTATCAAGTATGTCGCCGCGAACACGCAGATCGATGAGATCGCGCTGGACTTTGTCCGCACCTTCCTCACGGTCAGCATCTCGGTGGCGCTCGGTCTGGGTATCCCACTCTTGGACATCCAGGGTGGCGACTTCCGCACCATCGTCTCCGCCGGTCTTGCCTCAGGGCTGGGCATCGTGGTCAAGGCGCTTGACCGTGATAACGGCGCATACGGCCTCAAGCGCAACTAGCCATGCCAGTCCGAGTAGCCAAGCCGTTTGGCACCTGCTCGGTCTGTGAGTTACAGAGCAGGGTGTGGGAGGTGGAGTCTGAGCAGGTGCTCCTGTGTGGCATCTGCCTGAGGCTCCTCATCGCCTTCGCTCTAGAGGACTTGTCGCAGCCGTCCTAGGCGGCTTCCCCTGGGTGGACCCTCCCCACCCAGGGGCTATCCACCCTGCATAAAAGATATTCACGCAACACGGTTGACAGCCGCGAACCGTTGACCCTATACTGACCTTGTCAGGAGGAAACCAGCCAGACGGTTGGACTGACATAGGAGGTCAAAATGCAGGGCAACATCGCAATGGCAATCGTCAGCCGCATCGTTCGCGAGAACTATCCGGCAGCAGTCATCACCCTACTGGGTGAGGGCTTCCGATTCACCTCATCGAACGGCCAGAACTTCACTGGCAAGGTTCGCGTGACCGCTTACCAGATGAACCCAATCATCTACAAGGTCAAGTGCGTCAACAACAACATCACCCTCAAGGCGGCACGCTAATGCGCGCCGCTCTTCGCAAGGGTCTAGTTCACGGCATCATCCTTGGGCTGTATGCAGTCCTGGGTTATTTGATTGCATTTACGGTGATGGGAGGACGAGTATGAAAGTCAATCGTAAGAGCACGCCCAAGATGGTAGTGCGGCCGTACTTCACATCGGAGTACCAGCGCCTAGAGCGACAAGAGCGAACGCGAGAACGCGCCAAGTTCACCGTCGCATTGATGGCGGCGTGGATCATCGCGGTCATCCTGTTCGAGTTGGTGATCCGATGACCAAGTGGAAGTGCAGCATCTGCTACCGGCAGATGGCAACCGAGACGAAGCCAACGCTGCTGGAGCGCCTCTGCCCACCTTGCAAGGTGAGCCACTGGACCAAGGTGGTGGACATCTACAAGTCAGGAGATGAGGAGCGACTGGCAACCGCCAAAGTCAAACTGCGCGCCGCAGAGAAGGCGCTCAAGCAAATGCAGGAGGTCAAGTGAGCAAGCGTTACGAGTTTGTATCAGCGCCACAGCGCAGCCCAGAGTGGTTCGAGATGCGGAAGGGCGGCATCACCGCCACCGGTATCACCGCAATCAACGGCACTTCGCCATTCAAGACTGCGTACCGACTCTGGGCAGAGTTGACTGGCCATGTCGGTGAGCAGGAAGTCGGAGCAGCAGCCCAGCGTGGGCAGTTGCTAGAGCAGGCAGTCGCTGACTACTACACCGCCGAGACTGGCCGCAAGTTGCGAAAGAGCAACGGCATCGTGCGACTCAAGGAGCACCCTTGGGCGATGGCATCGCTTGATCGCACCATCATTGGCGACACCGACGGTCTCGTAGAGATCAAGACCTCAACGAGCAACCGCTGGCAGTTGTACCCAGTGCCACCTGAGTATGTGGATCAGGTGCAGTGGCAGATGTTCATCACTGGCGCGTCCTACTGCGATGTCGCGGTGCTGCTCTCTGGGCTGGTCTTCCGCATTGAGCGCGTTGAGGCTGATCCGATCTACCAGACACTCTTGTTCGATAAGGCCGTGGCGTTCCTGGACTTGGTCAAGACCAAGACTCCACCGCCGCTGACCGGCAACGACAGCGACACACTGGCAGAGGTGAAGCCGCAGGTGAGCAACACCTACGCGAAGGCAGATCCGCAACTCGATCACATTGCGCGTCTCTACATTGAGGCGAAGGTGGAGGCAGAGGCTGCCGAGGCTGCACTCAAGGAGATGGCAATCGCCATCAAGGAGGCCATCGGTGACGGCGAAGGCGTGAAGGGTCGCGGCTGGCTTGCCACCTGGAAGACCAACAAGAGCAGCGTGAAGGTGGACTGGGAGAGCATCGCGGATGTCCTCCGAACCGTCGCGCCAGATACCTACGGCGAAGCCATCAAGCGCTTCACCTCAGAGAAGCCAGGTGCGCGCGTGTTCCGCGTTCACGGCAAGGAGGATGAGGCGTGACCTACACACCGCGTGGCGTGCTGTACCAACTCACTGACGCTGAGGTGGTCGAAGCGCGTCTCGTCGGAGACGGCCGCAACATGGCGAACCGCAACAGCAAGGACAAGTCTTATTACCACCGCGAGAAGATGGAGGACGATACGGTGGCATCATTCGCAGCCGCTACTGCCGAGTGTGCAGTGGCACGAGTCTTCAATGCCGAGTGGCACGCCAAGGTCTGGCCGGCGGGTGAGCATCACCTGCATAGCGACGAGCCAGATGTGGGCGAGAACATTGAGGTCAAGCGCGTTCGCACTCCTGACGCTGGGTTGGTGGTCAGGGAGAAGGATCGCACGCTAGGGCGCTATGTCGTGCTGGCGTATCCCATCCCTGAGACTGGCTACACGCAGGTCGATGTGATCGGCTGGATCAAAGCCGACAAGGGTTGGCAGGTGGGCCGCGATAGCGGAGAGGGGTATGTGCGAGTTCCCCAGAAATACTTGCGCGCAGTTCCTAAGGAGGGAAGCAATGAGTAAGCAAATCGCAGCAGCGCTCGCAGCGCCGTTTACCGGCACGGATCTAAAGCAGCGCCCAGGGCGCGGCGGAATGACCTTCACCTACGCAGATGCACGAGCCGTCGCCCAGCGCCTTGACGATGTCTTGGGTCTGGCCGGCTGGCAGTTTGAGGTCAAGGTCGCAGACGCTCAGCGCTTCGTCGTCCACGGCACCTTGGTCGCCGTGATCGATGGGGTCACCACCGTCCGACAGGACTTTGGCTATCCCAACAGCGCGCAGGATGACGAGCCACTCAAGTCAGCAGCCAGTGACGCTCTGCGCCGCTGCGCTGCCCAGATTGGGGTAGGGCGGTCTCTTTATGCGTCTGGCACAGGCGGAAGCCTCTCCGTGGCTCCTACACCCCTCTCCGTGGCTTCTGTGAGGGTATCTCAGCCGTCACTTCCCACGAGCGATGTGGCCGTAGCAGCAGCAATGCTGTTCGCGGAGGGCGAATGCCCAGACCACCGCACCGCTTGGTCGCACAAGCCTGCCGGTGTCAGCAAGGCTGGCAAGCCGTACAGCGCCTTCTACGCCTGCTCTGGCAAGTCGAACGGCACCTTCTGCCAGCGCAAGCCAAGCATCGCCTGGGTGAACGCGCAGCAGGCAGCAACAGGTGAGCCTGAGCGCACCGAGACGAGCATTGAGGATCTGCCGTTCTGATCTGAGCGGCATCAACTACGGCTGGGAGAGACTGGCGACCTCCACCTCTCCCAGCCACCAACACAGACGGAGGACTAGATGGTTTGGTTCAAGTGGGTAGCAAACGCACACCGAGACGCAGAGATCTCGGCGCTGACTGACACGCAGTTCCGCGCGTTCATCACGATCATCGGTGAGGTCAAGTTGCTGCGCTCCGGCGGAGTGTTCAAAAACCGACAGCACCTTAAGACGGTCATCGGCGCACGCCTGTTCAGGGGTGTGGAAGGCCTGTTGAAAAGTGGTCTGCTGACCGAATCTGGAGACGGTGTCATTGCCGTGTCGAACTATTCTCGCTATCAAGTCGACCCCACCTCGACCTCTCGTGGAGAACGCTACCGAGCACGAAAAGAGGGTGGGTTGACGGACAGAGAAAGAGAAAGAGAGAGAGAACAGAATAGAACCCCTATATCCCCTAAACGCTCTGGCTCTGGACGGCTCACGCCGCTAGACGAGATCCTTGGAGGGAAGCGCTAAATGCGCGTCAGGTCAGAGAAACCATCTGCTCGTGCTCTGGCATTGAGGAAGATCAGACAGAACGAGACTCCAGAAGAGCGAGCACATCGAGTGCTCAAGTACACGCTCTACAACCATCGGATGACGATGGAGCAGTACCTGGCCTTACGGCTGGCACAGGCTGACCGTTGCGGTGCGTGCAGGGAGCCGCTTCGCTTCGGTGAGCCACGAGCGGTGACGGTCGATCACGACCCACGCTGCTGTCAGTACGACGGTCTGGGTGCCAGGAGGACAAAGGGTCAACCGATCTCGTGTGGCAAGTGCGTCAGGGCGCTGCTCTGCGGACCATGCAACCGAGCGGTCGGATTCCTAGAGCGCTATCCACAGCGCTTGCATATGTGGATTGAGTATGTGAGGAGGGTCATGAAGTGAGCGCACATATCGCATTCGTCGGACCGCAGGGGTCAGGCAAGAGCACGCTGGCAGAGATGCTGGAGGAGCGGCGCAAGAGCCGGTACATCGTGCTCCCAATCGCGCAGACCATCCGTGAGGTGGCATCGCTCGCCTACGGCGTGGACTTCGACAAGAGCAAGCACTACGAGCAGCGCCGCCTTGGCTTGGATGTCAAGACCTCAGGCCGCGAGATCCTGCAAGACATCGGCGCGCAGATGCGAGAACTTGATGCCTACTTCTGGATCAAGGCGTGGCACGACGCGTTCAACCGTCTGGCAGCGCTAGGTCGGCCAATCGCCATTGACGATGTGCGTCTGCCACTGGAGGCGCACTTCCTCCGGCAGCACATCCCAGGGATCACCATTGTGCGTGTGTTCGCCTCCGCAGCGGCTCGCACCGAGCGCCGTGGGGTGCTTCAAGGGGCAGCCGATGTGACCGAGCACGGCTACCTCCAGACCGAGTACGACTTGCAGATCGACACAACAGACTTGACAGCCGAGAAGTCCTACGCGATCCTCAGGCAGTACATGGTGGATAACGGCAAGTGGTCGGCATCCCCAGAGGAGGAATCATGAGCAACACAGACTTGACGGAACTAGAGACACGAGCCGCGCAACTGGGCTATCACTACGACGGCCTTGTGCGCGTTGAGCACCCATTCGCTGATCAAGAGAATCAGGTGACCTGGACAATCGTTCTGACCGACACACAAGGCACAGAACTGACCTTTCAAGCGCCGACGATTGAGGGTGCCATTGAGGTCGCCAATGATCGAATGGCGCTGCTGTCTGGACTGGCTGACCTATGAGCGGCTTCGCCTATCTCGGCATCACGCTGATCGTCATCAACACCGCGCTCTTTCTCGTGGTGTTCGCTAGTCTGCCGATGAGCATCAAGCGCGGCGTAGGTATTGCGCCGTCAATGGTCTACCTGCTCACCACGGCAGCAACAGTGGTTTGGATGTGGAGGGCATTGCAGTGGCAGGCGTAAAGACCAAGCGCGCAGGAGCGGCCAAGCCGCCGGTATGGACGGTGACCAACTGCACCGACTGCGGCAAGGTGATCGACTACACCGACCCCAAGCGGCAGGTATTCCCTGGCACGCGCGTACTCGTGATTCACGAGAAGGGCCGTCGCTTTGAGTGGCGGCATAAGGCGTGCGTGAAGTGAGCCATATCGAGATCCTCACTCCTGAACTGGATGAGGGCATCAAGTGCGTGCAAGAGGGCGCAGATGCGTGGTGCTATGACCCCAAGATCGGTCGCCAGTTCGCCAAGTTGAGCATCCGGTA